CCTATCCCTGTGTGCCTTGGCAGTCTCAGCCTCTCTATGGGCAGTCGGTGATCGCGCACGGTGACACGATCACCCACCGGCCGCACGTCGTCATCGTTCACAGCCGCCGCGACCAGTGCCAACAGCTCGGAGGATGGCGTGCCGTCGCCTTCCAGCCCTAGCACAGTGACGTCGACGCAGGCAGGCTTCGGACTTTCGGCCGTCGCATCGGCGACCAACGCCGAAGCGTTGCGAGCATGCAGGATGTAGCTGTTGCGCGGGCCGGCCGTGGTCAACCCTTCGTAGGCCAGTTGCACCCGTTCACGCAGCGCATCGTGGGACTCCATCACCGCTGCAACCGGTGGCACAGCCAGCAGATCCGCCGCCTGGATAACCAGGCGCTTGAGGTTGACGTTGGCAGCCAAGTGATCCAGGTCGGCGCCGGTGGCGTAGGCCAGTAACTGAGCCTTGGCCGCGTCGTTCACTCGTGCCCGATTACCGAGCTTGATGTAGCTGCCGACCTCCAGCAGCTTGGTCACCGGATCGCTTTCCAGCGAGGCGGTCCAGTTCTCCCCCATGTGCCCTCGGAACACGTCCAGCGCTTCGCTGTATGTGTCTTCAAAGTCCAGCGGCTCCAACACGTCCGGCGCCGGCAGCTCCGACAGATCTACCAGGGTACTCATACCCACACCTCCAACGTGCCGCGTACACCGAGGTATTCGCCGCTGATCCTGAAATTGATTTTGCCGCCGAGGACGGAGACAACCACGATGCGCTCAAGCTTGAGTCGCGGCTCCCATTGGTTGAGTGCCCGCACGGCCTCAGCCTGCGCCGCGCTCTTCCAACCTTCATTGATGGGCAAGTCAACCATGCGCCGCAGTTTGCTGCCGTATTCGGGACGCTCGCGGCGGCTCAACAACGGTGTGCCGAGGATGTCCGCCACCGACTGACGTAGATGCTCGATGCCGGAGATGGGCTGCCCGGTGTGGCGATCCATTCCGATCATCGGGCCTACTCCTTTAGCTGCTCGTATTCAGGGTGAGCCTTCAGGTACTTCAGCGCGACGTCATTACCCGCCTCGACCGAGACCAGGCTCTTGGCCACGGGAAGGGTACGACCGTCCGGAAGGATCACCGTACGAGAGGTGTAGAGGGTGTCGCGAAATTTCACTGCGGATGTGGTCGGATCCAGAGGGGTTACGGCTACAGGATCCTGCCCCGATGTATTGTCTTGAGGTTTGGCCATGATTGCTCCGGGCATGAAAAAGCCCGCACAAGGCGGGCCGAGTTGGATAGTTTCACTAATGTTTGTGGTGGTTGCTGTTGCCGGTCGTGTCTAGGATTGCACCATCGCTGGTGATGTCTCCGGTGACGTGCAGTGGTCCCTTGATGTTTACCTTGGCTTCGAGATCGATCGTTCCCGACCTCACAGTGACGGCGCTGTCGGTCACCTCGGCTTGAGTTGACCCGACCTTGATGATGACGGTGCCGGTTGGCAGGCTGATGGTGTAGCTCTTGCCTTCCCAGTCGTAGATCAGGGATCCGCCGTCCTCAAAGCGCCAGACTTCGACGTGGTCACGGTTGTCAGGCGGTGGCCCGCCGTTACCGTACAAGCCGGGAATGAACGTGCCTTGTGCCACTTCGCCACTGGCACTGATCAAGGTGCCCTGCTCATTCAGCTCGGCGCTCGCCAGTGTCGTGCCTTGCCAGCAGCAATGCTGTGCCAGCGCACCCAGCCGCTGACCCATTCACCGTCCGAGACGCGGCAAGCCGGAGGTGATGCGGCAAGATCCACCGCGACCACATAGCAATCCTTGACCAGGCCGGCCAGCATGCGGTCATGCTGGGCGCTCACGTAGCCGCTCATGGTAGATCCTCCGGCGCAAAATACTTGTCCTTGTTGGCCAGACCAGTATCGGGCTCAACGCCGAACAGCAGCATGCCTGGTGGCTGATTCGGCCACGGCCACTGCACTTCGCCCAGGTAGATCTGCTGTGTCCACTCCACGACCCAGACGGTGTAGCCATCGAGTTCTGGTTTCGTCCAGTCCGGCATGGACTGCACGAACTCGGCTGGCTCGACTTCCACACCCCAGCTCTGAAGGCGCAACAGTACCGCCAACTGACCGGCGAGAAACACCGCTTGCTGATGGTGGTCACAGTGGATCGGATCGGTGATTACCCGCGCTTCGAACTTGCAGGACAGGCTCGTCTCGCCGGTTCCCGGATCTCGACCTGGCTCCATTTCTGCCAGCTCGACCAGCACCGCCGGCAGCGGTAAACGATCCAAGTCGTTCGGCCACATGGCCACCGTCTGCACCCATGGCAAATGATCCTGAATACGTTGTTCGATGGCTTGATAAAGCTGCTCAAGACTGAACGGCTCGTCGACTTGGTCCGTCACGTCATTTCCCCTTCAGGTGCTTCTGCAGTTCAAAGTTGAGTTCCTGCTGCAGGACGTGCAGCAGCTGTTCATCGGCCTTGCGAATCCAGCTTTCGAAGTGCGGCCGAGCCTGCTCCAACGACACCTTTGCTTTCGCCAGCGGAAAGCGGCTGCCGTGTTCGGCGATCCAGCCCGAACTGGCCCCGCCCGCCCCGCTGACATCGCTGTCGGGGTAGTCACTGGCGTCGAAATGCTTGCTCGCCGTGCGGATCCAGACGTCCGCACTGTTGCCGTAGACCTTCTTGAAGAACGCGCCCTGAAAGCGTCGACCGGCCACCGATACACCAGACCGGGTTTGTCGTGGCCGACCGATGCGACTGGCCTCCATGGCGTTGAGGCCGAACCACAGTTTGCCGCTGTTGGCTCCACCGCTGACCGGGTAAGCGCGTAGGCGCTGCCGCACAGCAGCGACTGCAATGCGTTCCTGTCGGCCAACGGCGCGAGCAATTTGCGTGGCGAGCCATCGCAGAGTTTTGTTGATGGCTCGCCGCTGTGCTGCAGCAGCGGCCTTTGGCACCAGAGCGGCGAAATCCTGAAAGGCTTTCAGGTCTGCCGCCGAGGTCTGCAGGGAGATCATCCCGCCGCCGGCCGAGGGCTTGAAGTAGCTGCCGACACTCATGGTCGTTTCCTCAGGATCAAGGCGACCAATCCGTCACCACCCGGCTCCAGCTGCATCAGGTCGTAGTCACCGCCGCCATCCAACGCCGGCAAATCAACGGTGACTAGCAGCCCTTTTTTCAGACCGTGTGAATCACGGACACGGATCTCGAACTTCGGCTCGCGCAACGCCGTTCTGACGCTGCCCATCTTCGGCTGCATCCACGGTGCCGCGAACATGCCGAGCACCGGTTCGTCGTAGCCTTCGATCCGTGCTGAGTCGCCCAGCGTTTCGAACACTGTATCGTCGATGTCTTCCAGCAGCTCCCGGAAGGCCATGGTCAGAGTTCCAGGAGGATCTGTGCCCGTGGTCGCGTGCACAGGTGCAACGGGTTGGACTGGGCTTCGCCGGCCACACCCTTGTTGAACGGCAAGGGTTCGAGCTTGCTGTAGTACGGCAGGCCTTCGGTGTTGACCGTCTCCATGTAATCGGCAGGTGCGAAGACCGAGATGTACAGATCCGGCACACCTTCGGGAACCAGCAGCGCCTTGTCATCGTGCACGAACAGCACGCCCGCCACTTTGCCGCGATAGCGCTCCCAGACAATGCCACCGAATTCAAAGCTCTCGCGGGCATCACCGCGAAGAGACGCTGCCTGGAGAGTGTTGAGATAGGTTTGCTTGACCGACTTGTGACTGACCAGCTTGTTCCAGAAGTTCTTGCCGCAGAAGGCACGAGAACCCGAGCTGGTCACACTGCCCAACGCATCCGCCTGCATGTCCAACGCTTCGCCAGCATTCACTCGCAGGTCAGCTTCAGGGTCATTGAGCCCCATGGGCATTTTCTGACGGTTCACGCCAAACGACTTATAGATGTCCAGCAAAACCGTCTTGCCATCAGCATCAAGGATCTGGCCGTTCAGAGCCCCCATCCGCTGAAATTCATGAGTGGCGTCCAACTGGCGCCGCGCTTTGGCAAGGCGCCGGTTGACCACGTCCTGCACCGACTGCAGCTCGGTTCGTGTACCGAAAGCCCGGATGCCTTGGATCTCATCGGCCTTGATGGTGAAGCGCTCCGGCAGGTGCACGGTGTTGAACGGGATCAGATTACGCTTGCTGCCACCGACCACCAGGCCCGAACTGCCGCGCTCACCAGCCGGCACCAGAGCCAGGGTGTCGCCGTCCTTCTCGACCTGCACCGTCAGGTTGGTGGTGCCTTCCTCGCGGAACAGGCCAAGGCTGCTGATGCGGCCCGGCAGGTATTCCTGCTCGTTGATCGCGGCGGTCAGCGAGGGGACGCTGAAAGCGTCGTCTTCAAAAATGGCGATATCGGCCATGGGTGTACTCTCCAGAAACGAAAAATCCCGCACACGGCGGGATGCTTATAAAAGAAGTGACGACTTAGCGAACGATCAGGAAGTTTGCGGCCAGAGCTTTTTCGGCGGCTGGGTCGAGGCCGGTCAGATGGGCCTCGCTGACCTCGGCCAGCCGAACCACGGCGCGTCCGCGACGAACGACGTCCGACTCACCGAGCGGGCCGTAGAGGATCGCAACGGCGTTCTCTGTACCGTCTTCGGCGGTCGGTTTGTAGGGGGCGAATTCGCTGCTTGCGGTTACCAGTCCGAGGATCTGTCCGGGTTCCAGCGCCGGGCCGGCTGCGACGTTGATCGCTTCACGGGAGATATTGCCGGCGCCCTCGGACAGCAGGAATTCACCTGCGTGCATCGGCTCCAATTTAGAGGTCATGTTCTTGCTCCTTTCGAGGTTGGGGACTGTGCGGCCTGACGGGCTGCCCAGATCGAGGACGGATCAGGTTGTTTGGCTTGCACCTTCGGTGCAGGGTCTTGCGCTTGAGGCAAGCTGTTGTCGATCTCAAAGCCCCCGCCTTTCCCTACGACTTTGTCGAAGAGCCGCGCACGCACGGCGGCGGTATCCAGTCCGGCCTGAACAAACTCCACCGCAAACTCGGGCAGCCGGGCGGCTACACACAGATCGCGGATCGACTTGGCCTGGGTGATCGCGGCCTTCACGGTCGCCTCATCCATCAACTTGGTGGTAGCAAGCAGTGGCTCGATCAGGTTGCTCATTCCGCCCTGATTACAGGACTGAGTGATCAGCAGTGCCAGTGCCGACGCATCCTCACCAGATGCTGGTGGCTCAGGATTGTTGACCACCGGCTCGGTCGGTTCCGTGGGTTCCTTGAGCAGATCCAGCAGCGCCTTGGGTGTGTGCTGGTATTTCTGCATCACCATGCCTTGGCCCAGACATGCCTTGATCTGCACGCCGTCGCCAACCTCGTCGGCCAATCCGAGAGCCACCGCTTCGCGAGCTGTCAGCCAGGTCTCGGCATTGACCAGGCGCCGCAACTCGACCTCGTCAATGTTTGGCGCTTTGGCCTTGTACGCCGCGATGATGACTTCCAGCGCCTGATCCAGCGCGGCTGCCACCTTACGCAAGTCCTCGGCATCGCCCGAGGCATACGTCCACGGGTTGTGAATCATTAGCATGGCGTTTTCAGCGACCACCACCCGATGTGCACCGCAGACCGCGACGCTTGCGGCACTGGCAGCCAGGGCATCTACCCGGCCGGTGCAGCGCTCGCCCAATCGCGACAAGGCGTTGTGAATGGCCAGACCGTCGAATAGATCGCCGCCGATGCTGTTGAATGCCACGACAATCGGTGAAGTGCCGTCATCCAGCGCGGCCAGATCGCGCACGAACTGATTGGCGGTGATGCCCCAGGTGCCGATCTCGCCATAGACGTAGACCTCAATGGTGCGCTGGTCAGCTTCGCCGCTGGCCCGAAGGCTGTACCAGTGTTGATTCTCGGTCGGCAGTTGATCACCGGCCTTGTTGAAGATCCGAATGGGGGAATGCAGTTTCATGGTTTCTCCTGGTCGTCGGGGTGGGTATCGACCTCGACGAGCGTTCGGTAATTGAGGCCCAAGGCGCGGGCACGTTGGGCATCGGCGGCGTTCTCTGCGTCGACCGTTTCGGCGTCGTAACCAGTGCGCAGGCACATCTCGCTGCGTGAACCAAACCCCGCGTTGACCTCCAACATGCGCGCCTGCACGTCCTGTACCGGCTGTATGTAGGCCCAGCCTTGCGGCACCCAGCGAGTACGCAGAAATTCGCGGCGGCGACTGGCGTAGTCCGGCAGGTCGATCACCCCAGCTAGCACCGCCATGTCCAGCCACGCGGCGCGTACCGGCCGACAGAGCTGGTGGATGTAGACATTGAATTGCAGCTGTTCGAGGCGGCGCCGGAACTCGTTGAGCACCACGCGCAGCGCCCGATCGTTGATGCCTTTCATGTCACCGGTGAGGATCTCGTAAGGCGTGTCGGTGCCGGCCGCTGCCGCCATCAGTTGCTGTCGCATGAAGTCCGGGTAGTTGTTGCCGGCGTCCGGTGGTTTGGAGAACTCGACCTCCTCACCGGCGCCCAGCTCCTGCATGGTGCCGGGCTCCAGTGCGACCATCGGGGTGAAACCGTCGCGATCCGTGGTGATCAGGTTGCCGGTGACCGGGTCGCGAGGAACCTGACCCATGTCCGGCGACGGGCGCTTGATAAAACCGGCGAACAAGTTGGAGACCTCCTGCCGGAACAGCACCGCGTCGTCGTAGTTGTCCAGGCTGCGCAGCCGCTTGAGGACAGGTGACATGCGCGGCACGCCGCGTAATTGACCTGGTTCCAGCGGTTCGAAGATGTGTAGTACCTGGCTGGCTGGTACGCGCACCAGCTGGTTATAGCCGCTGTTGAGCGACGACGCGTCATGCGGGTGCGAGCGGTACATCCAATAGGCCACGCGCTTGCCGGCGGGGTTGAACTCGATCCCGGCGCGGATGATGTTGCCGTCGCGGGTGGTCTCGAACTTGTCGTGCGGTACAAACTCGGGTGCCAAGGTCTGCAACTGCAGCGGCACGACCAGGCCCTCGTCGAGACCACGCGGACGCAACCGGACAAAGCACTCCCCCGCTGTTTCAACGGTGCGAGCCACCAGGGCCTGCTGACCGTAGAAGTCGCAGAGACCGTCAGCGTCGGACTCGTCGGCCCAGTCTTCCCACAACTCCTGCAGCAGATTGCGCAGTTCTTCGTCCTTCACCTTCGGGCGCGGCGTGATACCGGTGCCGATCAGGTTGCTGACGCGTTTGTTGATCGCGTTGGCCGCGTACGGATCATTACGCACCGCTGCCCGCGACCGGGCACGCAAATTGCGCAGGGCCGGGGTGTTGATGCTGTTGATGCCGTTATCGGAGGCATCCCAACTGGCCGAACGACGGCCCTCTCCGGCGCCTTCGTAGCTGGCCTTGATGTTCGATGGCAGCAAAAATCCGCTACGCGTCAGTGCCGGAAATTGTCGAGACATCAGATTCCCTTGCCTCCGTGACTGAGCCGCACGACCCGCGAGCGCGGCGCGGCAGCGCTGACAAGTGAACTGCGGATTTCTTCACGAGCGCGGAGCAGTTCGTCGACGTCGCGGTATTCCACCGTTCGGTCGCTGTAGCGCACGGTCTTTTCACCGCGTGCGATGGCGCGCTCGATGACTTCGAGATGTTTTTGAGTAAAGGACATATCAGCGTCTCTTCAGATAACCGCTGGTGGAACTGCGGCGTTTTGGAGGTGCGGCTGGGCGTGTCTGCACGACCGGCGCGGCAGGTGGTGGTGGCACGGCTTGAGCCTGTCGCACAGCAGCAGGTTTAGGCATTGCGCCTTCGTCGACGCGCTCCCCCTGAACTGGCTTGATGCCGAGGGCATCGTCGAACAGACCAGACTGGGCCAGTGCCTGGCGCACTCGATCCCAGTCGATCACCGACTGCCCATAGAGAGGCTGAGACTGCCAAGGCACACAGGGGATAGG